AGATGTTTAGGGGCGCTCTAAGTAATATGAATGTAGCAGGGGGAGGAGTAGGATTTGCTAGAGGGGGAGCTACCTCTGAGGATACTGGAGAGGGAGTTGCTGGATTATCTAATGAGCCTATTAAGGCTTTTGTACTTACTGATTCCATGAGTGATAGCCAGGCTAAATTAGCTAAAATTAGGAGGAGGAGTAAACTATAATTAGATAAAATATATTTATAACAAAAGTAAAAAAATGGATATAGTAGAATTAATTATAGATGAGCAGCATAGTAGCCTGGCAATAGATGCGGTTAGCCTGGTAGAATTCCCAGCGATAGAGAGTGAGTGGATTTTTTTAAGTAAAGAAACTAAAAATAACTTATCTTTAGCTAAAGTAGATGAGCATAAGCGCCTTATAGTAGGAGCGGCTCTAATACCAAATAAGCAGATATATAGGAGAGATGAGAATGGTAAAGAATTTTATGTATTTTTTAGTGAGGCTACAGTTAAAAGAGCCTCAGAATTATACTTAATGAATAATAACCAGAGTAGCGCTACTTTAGAGCATACTGATACTATACATGATGTAACTACAGTAGAGAGCTGGATAGTAGAGGATACTGCTCATGATAAAAGTAATATTTACGGCCTAGATTTACCTAAGGGGAGCTGGGTATTATCTATGAAAGTAGATAACGATAAAGTATGGCAGGATATACTAGCTAAAAAAGTTAAGGGATATAGTATAGAGGGCTTTTATATTGATAAATTACAGAGTATATCTAATGAGAAAGTAAATTTTAGAGCTAATCCAGATTGCCCAGATGGATTTGAGCATAAGATGCCAGATGGCTCATGGATGTGCGGAAAGGATAATATGAGTTATGATACTGATGATGATATATTAGAGGCTTTATCTGAGATATTAGAGCTGGCTAGTTATAAAGATTATCCTAGTAGAGCTATCCTAAACGCTCAGAGGGCTATTATAGAGGATGAGATGAGAGGATTAAACGCTACTAAGATGAGTATTAATATAGGTAAAAAATTAATATCTAGGAGCTATTTAAGTATTACAGATATAAAAAAGATTAATGCCTTTTTAAATAAAACTAAAGGGATGGATACTGGTAAATATTCTGATTTTGGTACTATTACCTATAACCTTTATGGAGGTACTGCTATGTTAAACTGGAGTAATAAGATACTGAAAGTACAATAAGTAAACTAATTATATATTTATAACAAAAAACTATACTATAATGGATTTAAAAAACAGAGTAAGAGTAGCCCTAGGCCTAGATGCAGAGGTTAAAATGGCGGTGCAGGAGTTATTAATGGATGGTACTATTATAGTATCTACTTTTGATGAGTTAGAGGCTGGAGCAGATGTATCAATTTTAGTAGAGGATGGTACTACTATAAAATTAGCTCCAGGAGAGTACACTTTAGAGGATGGTAGAGGATTTATTATAGTAGAGGATGGAGTAATTTCTGAAATGGTAGAAATAGTAGAGGAGGAGGTAGTAACTGAGCCAGAAACAGAGGAGGAAGTAGTAGAGGAGGTAGCTGAGGAGGAGGTAGTATTAGAAAAAGAGGCAGCTAGACAACCTAAAAAAGTTAAAAGTACTAAGGAGTACGAATTTAGCCAGGAGGATTTAGTAAATGTTATCTCTAAAGAGGTATCATCTATTTTAGATGGCTATAAATCTGAATTAGTAGAGCTATCTAAAAAGGTAGAGGAGTTATCTAATTCTCCTGCATCTGATGAGATTGTATTAAATAAATTCTCTAAGAATAATGGAGGTAATAATATTAGTAAATCAGATTATATAGGTATGACTGGTAAAGAGAGAGTAAGATATAACTTAATGAATATAAATAAATAAATTTAAAAATTAAAAAACAAAATTATGGCAGGATTAACAGTAAATAGTAATTACTCAGGAGTACAAGCAGGCGCATATTTTGGCGCATGTATTAAATCTGGTTTAACACTATCAGAGGGTAATATTACATTTTTAGAAAATGTAAAGTATAAACAAAATTTAACAGTATTAACTAGCTCAGAGCTTATAAGTAACGATACTGACTGTAGTTTTTCTACTGCAGGAGCGCTAGGATTAACTGATAGAGTAGTTACTCCAGTTAAGAAAAAATTAAATGTTGAAGTGTGTAAGCGTACTTTAGAAACTGACTGGCAGGCTAATGAGATGGTTCCTGGAGTAAATAACTCTAATTTTGCAGGAGATTTTACTGCTTTTATGATGGATTATTTAGGAGCTACAATAGGAGAGAGTGTAGAGAATGATATTTGGAGAGATTTAGAGGCTTCTACTGCAGCTGATGCTACTGTAATAGATGTAGTTGGTGCTGGTTTAAACGCTAATAATATAGTAGCAGAATTAGGGAAAGTAAGAGATAAAATTCCAGTAGGATGTTATGGTAAGGAGGATTTAACTATCTACATGCCTACATCTGCTATCCGTTTTTATATCTCTGCTATGAGCGAATTAGGATACATGAACTTATATTATGGCGCTGAAATTCCATTAACTTTTGAGGGAATTAAATTAGCTCATGCTCCAGGTATGACTAAAGACGTAATGATTGCTAGTAGAAAATCTAACTTAGTAGCAGCTACAGATTTAATTTCTGATTTTGTAGATATCAGAATAGTTGATATGTCGGTTACTGATGCCTCACAAAATTTGAGAGTTGCTGGTAACTTTAGTATTGGAGCTAATCATGCAATAGGTAAAGATGTAGTAAGATACGCTTAATTAGTAATTAATTATAAACAACTAAAAATCAATAAATTATGGGATGTGAATTAACTAAAGGGAGGCTATTAGACTGTAAAAATTCGGTTGGGGGTATACGCTCAATTTTATTAATGGAGTTAGCAAATTATGAGCCTACTTATACTGGAAGTGTACTAAGTGCAGTATCGGCTGCTACTGCTTTTAGATACGATTTACCAAAATCTACTGGTAATTTTTCAGAAGGAATTACGATTTCTACCGAAAATGGGACTGTTTTTTATGAGGATACTTTAACTATAAAGCTACATAGATTAGATAATTCTATGAGAGATGAGTTAAAATTAATAGCTCAAAATAGAATGGTTTGTTTTATATTAGATAATAATGATAATCAATGGTGCATGGGAGAGGTATTAGGTGCTGAGCTAACGGCTGGTACTAGTGCTACTGGTACTGCCCTAGGTGATGCCTATGGTTATGATTTGACAATAATGAGCCAGGAAAAAGAGCCTATGCGTAATGCAGGAGTTTTTACTGCTAATCCATGGGATAATATTTCTGGATTAACTTTAAATCCTGCTTATTAGTAAGATTTAAGTACAGATTAAACTATATTAGAGGGTATATCTTAGGGTATATCCTCTTTTTTTTACTAATTACTAGAGTTTTATATTTATAATAAACTAATAACTATAATAAAATGAGATATAAGTTAAAAGAGGAGTATAAGGATGTAAGTATAAGGCCATCTGGTAAGACTATAGTACTACAATATTTAAACCAGGCTCAGATTAAATTAGTAATTAAGGCTGGATACTCTGAGTATTTTGAGGAGTTAGATAGTAAGGCTAAAGATACTACTACTAAGCCTAAAAAATCTAAATAATGTGGCGCTTAAAAAGGCAATATGAGGAGGCGTGGCCTGCTTTTGTAGGTATTAATGCTCTGGATGCTCTTACTATACTATCATTAAGAGGAGGATGGATTACTGAGGGCTATGAGGGTAAGGATACTAATTATTTTACTGATAAATTTGAGTTTATAAAAGCAGAGGCTAAAAAATGATATATTTAAAAAGCCTATCTACAAGTACTACTAATGTAGTATATCTAAATTTAATGGATAGAGTGCCATCTGATGCTTTAATACCTATTCCTACCTGGGGATGGCTAATGGAGTTTACTAATGATTTTACTGGTAAGAGCTATGTAGTATTGCAAATTTTAGGATTATCTGTAAACTATATAAAAGGTACTAATACAGTAGCTATACCTATAGTAGCCTCTAAATCTGCTCTATCTAATCCTATAATACAACAGATTAATTTACCAGATATGGGATACTATTCTTATAAGATATATTTACAAGATAAGAAACTTAATACAGAAGTAAGTTTAATGGTAAATCCTATACTAGTACAAACTGGAAAGGCCCTAGTTTATGATGATAGCCCAGAGCAAAAATATGCAGCCGCTCCAGATGGCAGCCCATATAACTTTATACATGTACCTTAAAAATTAAATAAAAATCATGGCTAAATCTAAAAAGAATAAAAAAACTGCTACTCCTGGTGCTTATGTATCTCCTTTAAGAGAGGTATATTTAAGCCAGGTTATTACTCCTAAAGCCTATGAGGCTCAGGGAGATGGATGGATTAATTATGGCTTAACTGCTCCCTATAAAAATTTATATCCTCAGTTTTTAATTTCTATGTATAATAACTCAGCTACTCATAGAGCTATTACTGATAGTGCTAGTACCATGATAGCAGGAAAAGGTATATTAATAGAGCCTAATGCAGATATAGAGGCTACTAGTAAGCTAAATTTACTACTAAATAATATAAACTCTAAGGAAAGTATAGAGGAGCTACTAAGTAAACTAGCTAAAGATTTATATCTGCAGGGAGCTATAGCTCTAAATATAATTTATTCTAATGATAAAAAGAGTGTAGTATCCATTACTCATGTACCAGTTGAAAAAATTAGGATAGGAGTACCTAATAGTAATGGAATAGTAGAGGATTACTGGATTTCTGCAGACTGGGGTAATATTAGGCGCAAAGAAAATGCTCCTATACCTATTGCTGCCTTTAATACGCATGATAGGAGCGCTACTAATCAGCTATTATATGTAAGAGATTATACTCCAGGGCTAGATTTGTATGGAGCGCCTAGCTATAGCGCCTCTACTAACTGGATTTTAACGGATGGATTAGTATCTGAGTATCATTATAATAACATAACTGGAGGATTTTCTCCTACTACCTGGATTAATTTTAACTCTGGGCAGCCTACAGAGGAGGAGCAGCAAATAATTGAAAATGCTATTACTCGTAAAATGACTGGAGTAGGAGGTAAAAAAATGGTAATGACTTTTACAGATGAGGGAGTTAATACGCCAGATATTCAAAATTTAGCTTTATCAGATGCACCTCAGCAATATTTAGCCTTAAATGAGTTAGTAATACAAAATCTAATGATAGGCCATAGGGTAGTTAATCCATCTTTACATGGTGTAAAAACTCCAGGCCAGTTAGGAGGTAAAAATGAGATAATAGAGGCTTATGAGTTATATAGCAGGAGCGTAATACAACCATACCAGGATATATTAGTAAAAACATTTAGTAAGATTTTTGCTATTA